ATCAGCAATGGTGACAAGTCTAATAGACTTTTTAGGATTATCAACTGTAATATAGGATTGACCATCTCCTTCGTATTTTACATCATATGCCTTACCATGATCATCCCAGACCTTTACCGAAGAACCATCAAAGAGCATGACATACTTTTCAGTTTCATCTCTGTTTACAATGTGTACCAGAGAATTGGCATTAGTAGGTTCAGACCCCAGATCACTCACATAGAGGGTTGGGGGTCTTTTTTGTAGGCCAGCAGACTCCGTAGAGAATCCATTGACCTGCTGAGCAAGCTGCCCAGGAAGCCTAAGAAGATCTGGTTGCTGAGAAATTCCAGATATTAAGTTCTTAACGGTCTGTGAAATTCGTGTATTTTTCATTTTATCGTTCCTTTAAGACCTGTACAGGCTGAATACCAAACATAGAATAGTCTCCAAGTTCCATTTCATATTCCTGAAGTGCTGCCCATGCTTCTTTTTCCTGATACATAAGATTCTGACCAATGCTATCATCATCAAGCGTCTGAGACTGAAATATACGAGATGCCTTAGCTACAATGTAGTCTCTAGCTACTGAAGGCATGTAGTCAAAGTCTACGAGTCTAATAATCTCTACTTCAATGTTAGAGTCAAATGTGTCTGTTTGCTTATCAAAGTCATACACATAGTCTCCCCTTTGGATGTACTTTGTGCCATCAGTTCCTACAATGTAAAGAAGATCATCCTGCCATTTAATTTTATTAGTCAAAATATCAACATTCAGATAGGTGTCTTCAATATGATTGAAAGACCACCCCTTAGACTGCACCTGTCTATTGACTCTCTCTAAGATTCTAATGGCGTTCTCAACATCGACATTCTGTGAGTCTTCAAGAGAATTGACAGGGGCTTCTCCTACCGCTCCTAACATATCATTGATAGCTTCAAGAGCTTTATTAGATGTAAGAATCATAGTAGCTCCTTTCTTTTTAAAATAAATAAATAGTTGTGGTGTTCCTTTTGGGACTCAAACCCAAATCTACAAGTGTTCTATCATTAAACTAAAGGAACATATAAGGGATCATACAGTATTAGCTATATGACCCCTTTTTATATTTTGAGTATATCTCTATACTCGACTAACCATTACACAGATGCTTCAATGCATCCCATGTAAGCTGCTTCTGGACGAAGGCCACCATGACCAACGGCATAAGAAGCAGCCAGCATATCAGCCTGATATTCAGCTCGTCTTGCACGTTCGAGCTTCAGATCACGCAATTTCACAGTACCGACCGCGGACTTGTGCATCGCAATGAAGGCACATTTATCCTTGTAATCAGCCGGGAATACATGACCTGTACCCTGAAGCAGTCCCTCATTAACTTCAGCACCCCCCATAGTCAGATGTGGGCATTCAATAATATCAAACCCTGCGATACGGAGAATGTCACCTTCCGTAATAGAAGCAACACCACCATAGTCACGATTAATAGCCACAAGAGATGCAATAAGAGAGGTACGAGCAGTCGGTGTCATGAAGACATAGCGTTCAGATTCCGGAACGTAATTATTAGACATTTTAGCCTTAATTTCCAGAAGGGACTGAACAATAGCTTTACCTTCAGCTTCGGTAACACCAATATCTGCTGCTGCAATCTGTTTAGTGATGATTTCACCTTTACCAAGACCAGTAAGATTTTCCTTGTTGGCTACTACCATCTTAGCAGCTTCAGCAAGGACAGCACCATCCATCTTCAGAGCCAGAGCTTCACCCATCTGTTTGGTGTATTCAGAACGTACATCAAAGTGAGACAGGGCTTCATCAATATCTGGAATCATCTGAGAAGTAGTCAAAAGACCATCAATTACAATTACCTTTTCACCAGTTGGAATGTTCTGACGAATATCATCAAGAGACTTACCAGGTTTCAGGTAAGCAGCATCAGCACGACCAAAAACTGGAAACTGACTAGATTTGCCTGAAGAAATAGTACGAACAATGTGTCTCCCCATAGTAACGGAAGAACGAGAGAAGGCTGCAAGAGTTTCACCTGCAAATACCTTCAGATAAGCACCCAGTGCATCAGAAGTACCCTGAATAAGACCGGGCTGTGCGACAGTTATATCTGCCATTAAATCAACTCCTTTTAATAATAAAAAATAAAATAATAATTAGCCCAAGAATGCGGACTGCATTGTCATACGCTGTACCTTTTCTGTGTATGCCATATCTACACCATAGCGTGAGTCGTTCATGGCTTTAACCATAGCATCTTTGCTATTAAAGCCTTTGTTTTCGACCGTATTAGCACCACCAAGGATAGAGCGATTAGACGTTCCATATTTAGTTGTCATTTGTGCTTTGTAGCCATTGATAAGAGCAGACAGCTGAGTCAGACTACCAGAGTCAATGGTTTCATTAAATGCCTGAGCATCAGCTTCACCAAGACCTTTGATAAACTCACAGAGCCTACCGTACTCCTTTTCACCACCAGCCAGCTTATAGACTGCATTAGTGAACTCATTGACCTGCGCTTCAAATCCCTTTATAAATGCCTTTACGACAGTTTCAGGATAACCCGCTCCTTTAAGAGCCTTCATAGACTCATCAGAAAGTTTGCCATTTTCTTCATACTCTTTAGAAAGAGCATCATAGTCAACACCTTTAGCAGAAAGATCATTCTTTACATCCTGCTCTGCCTGTTTCTGGTCTTTGACACCCTGTTCGACTTCCTTAATAGTCTCTTCAGGAGTTTTATCTTCAGCTTTCTTTTCTGGAGACTCTTTCTCTTTTGTGTCTACCTTTTCTCCATTGTCGGTGATTTCAACATTTTTATGTTCTTCAAGAGTATCAATAGCTTCCTTTTCAGAAGTCTTTCCTGTATCAACCACTTCACCAGCATCTACATCTGGAGTAGTGTTCATCACCTGTTCTTCACCTTCCATAATCATTCTCCTTCTTCATTTTTCATCATACCAGCAGCCATCTGAGGTGCTGCTCTTGTAGCCATTTCTGCCATCTGGTTCTGCTGCTGTTCCTTCTGAAGCTGTTCTGGTGTCTTAATCAAGTTTTCAGTATTAATAGAAAGACCATTAGCCATTCTTTCAGCCATAACAGTCCAGTTTATAACCTGAGCCATTGCTGGATTCTGACTAACAATCTGACTAAATGTCATCATTTTATTGAAGTCATGTCCCCTGCCAATAGCAGCCAGACCAGTAGTAATAGTTGGTTCAACCAACCCCTCAAGATCTGGGATCTGACCAGCTCCTTCCAGTTGTATCAAAAGTCTTCTTACAAGAGGCAACTGAAGCTCCTGAGAGAGAATAGAGTAGACACCACCCAATGTGTCTTCCAACTCCGATGCAATGTACCTGATTTCTTCGGCAGTTACTCGATCCCCATTCCTCTGGACAGCTGAGTTAAGCATAAATGCAAAAGACAAGCGGTCAGAGAGCATGGTAACAGTTGATGCTGCTACCTGAAGATCTGCTCCTTTGTTCAACTGAAGAGCCTGTACATCATCTGGTCTTCCTGGTACAAAGCTTCCCGATTTAGCCTTTGCCAACTTAAAGGGTCTTGTAATACCGTTAGGGTTGACTAAGTAGAGTACGTTAGCACAGATTGCAGACATTTCCACAATAGCCTTAGAGAGGGCTTCAAGAGATCTAAGATCACCAAGATATTCCTCTACAAAAGATCTGCCGTACGACTCCCCATCCACCTTTACCATACGTAAAGGAATCCATGGTGTCTTTTCTTTTGGATATTGCTGTTCAGACCCTTTCACTACCTCACCATTAACTTCCTGATAAGAGTAGAATACATCCTTATTAAGATAGACATGTGTATAGAGAGTAATAATATCTTCTGGCTTCTTATCTTCCCCACCACGAGTTACCATGCCCTTTACATCATCTGGAAGAGCAGCAAAGGCAATCTTATCCATAGCTACAAGCTGTACTACGTTACCTAAAGCATCTCTCTGAAGAACATAAGAATTTAACTTATAGAGCTTCATCCCTCCTTCCTTTGGAGGTAAGAAGAGCAGACAGTTGCCAGTAACTACCAACACCTTAATAGCTTCTGCAAGGGTAACTCTATATTGATGTGTCTCTGCATACTGAATTGCTTTCTGTTCAAGATTAGCTAAAGCCTGTTCAACCTGCTCTCTCATTTCAGGATGATTTGCAAGGTCACCTGCTGCATCGTCACCAGGTGTAAGTCTAAAGAAAGTGTCGTTCGGAGGGAATAGAGCCAACATAAGTTTAGACCCTAGATTGTTTACACCTCTAGCCCCAATACTTTGGTAAGGAGTATCAAAGGTAGAAGACCCATTAGAACCATCTTTAGGAAAGAGTGAAGGAATTGTATATGTAGCACAATCTTCTGCTCTAGTTACATATGGAGATCGATCAGAAGACAACCTTTCATAAATAGACTTTGCTGTCTCTTCATG